CACCAGAGTTCAACTTTGAAGCACCAAAATTCAAACCAAAGAAAACCAATATAAATTTACCATCCATAGAGTCTTTACCAAAAGAACACTATGCAAAAGTATATTGTGAAGGTAGAACAATACCTCAACAATTTATGAATAAAATCTTCTATGCGGAAGATTTCAAGAATTGGGCCCTTTCGGTATGTCAAGTTGATTATTCAAATTTAATGAGTAAAGAACCTAGACTAGTGATACCCTTTTTTGATAAAGCTAACCAGCTTATCGGAGCTCAAGGGCGGGCCCTACAAGAATCTAAGATCAGATATGTGACAGTCAAGGTGCATGAAGATGCACCAAAGGTATTTGGACTTGAAAGGTGGAAATCAGACCAACATACATATTTGGTAGAAGGGCCAATTGACTCGTTCTTCCTTCCAAATTGTCTTGCAATGGCTGGTGCAGATATGTCTGATTTGAGTATCCTCAATAAAGATAAGACCACACTCATATTTGATAATGAACCAAGAAACTTTCAAATAGTAAAAAGTATGGTAAGGTTCTTGAAGAATGGTTGGAAAGTTGCAATATGGCCCGATTCTATTATTAGTAAAGATATCAACGACATGGTTCTATCGGGTATAAAAGATGCTCGGTTAGTTAAAATTATAAATACAAATACTTACTCTGGTCAGCGGGGTGAGTGGGAGGTGAAAAGTTGGAAAAAAGTTTAGGTATGAAAGATATTCATCAACTAGGATTTGTAAAACTTCTAGATGTGATGGGTGACGATGAAGAAGTAGAAAACTCTGCTCGCATTAGTTATGGAGAAGGAACAAGAAAGGTAAATCAAACGCGGAACCTTATCCGTTACCTAATGAGACACAAACACACCTCACCCTTTGAGATGTGTGAAGTCAAGTTCCATTTGAAATTACCAATTTTCATTATGAGACAACTCGTAAGACACAGGACGGCAAACCTGAACGAGTATTCTGGACGTTACTCAGTGATGAGTAATGAATTTTATCTGCCTGAGGGTGATTACCTCGCCAAACAATCCACGACAAATAAACAGGGTAGGGAAGAGCCTTTGCAGAATAAAGGTTCTCTACAATTTGAATTCAATAGGATTTATGATAATGCCACTATTGCATATAATGTCCTATTAGAACAAGACCTTTCCAGAGAATTGGCGAGAGCAGTATTACCTGTTGCTAATTACACTGAATGTATATGGAAGATTGATTTACATAATTTCTTTCATTTTGTGAAACTCAGAGCGGATGGTCATGCACAGAGAGAAATTAGAGACTACGCAGACGCAATGTATGAGTTAGTCAAACCAAATTTTCCTCTATGCTGTGAGGCATTTGAAGATTATAGACAAGACGCAGTTACCTTTTCAAAACAAGAAATGGATATCATTAGAGACAATATACAAGGTAGTTGGACTATGGACAACTACAATTTATCGGAACGAGAATCAACGGAATTTTTAGAAAAAATAAAGCAAGGAGAGAACGAATGAGACTACCAACCACTTATCAAGAATACATCCACCTATCCAGATACGCTAGATGGGATTACAGTCAAGGAAGAAGGGAAACATGGGATGAAACAGTTGGTAGATATTTTACTTTTTTTACGGAACATTTACAAGAGAAACACGATTACAAGTTAGAGAACGGAGAACGAACAGAGTTAGAGAACGCAGTCAAAAACCTCCAAGTCATGCCCTCAATGCGGTGTCTGATGACTGCAGGGCCTGCTCTCAAGAAAGAAAATGTAGCAGGGTATAATTGTTCCTATGCTAAGGTAGATAGTCCAAGATCATTTGATGAAATCCTGTATGTCCTTATGAACGGCACAGGGGTGGGATTTTCTGTAGAAGAAGAATACACAAATCAACTACCAGTAGTTCCAGAAGAATTATATGATACCGATACTGTCATAGTCGTTGCAGATTCAAAGTTAGGTTGGGCAAAGGCATTTAAAGAATTGGTATCATTATTGTATGGTGGTCACGTTGCAAAGTGGGATGTGTCTAAAGTAAGAGCTGCGGGTGCACCCCTCAAGACCTTTGGTGGACGGGCATCTGGCCCTCAACCTTTGGAAGATTTATTTACTTTTACGATAAATACTTTTAAGAACTCTTTAGGAAGAAAACTGAAACCAGTAGAATGTCATGACATTGTATGTAAGACAGCAGAAATCGTGGTTGTCGGGGGTGTTCGTAGGAGCGCTCTCATCAGCCTGTCTAATCTTAATGATCGTGAGATGCGTTTCGCCAAGCACGGTGATTGGTATAATCACAACGTCCAAAGAGCCCTCGCGAACAACTCGGTTAACTATAAAGAAAAACCAGATGTTGGAACTTTCATGCGAGAGTGGTTATCCCTCTACGACTCCAAGTCAGGAGAAAGAGGAATTTATAATGGAATGTCGGCCAAAAAAACAGTTGAACAATTAAATGAGAGGTATGAAGATGGAGATGGAAACAGTATACTTAGACGAGATCCCCGAAACGACTTTGGCACAAATCCGTGCAGTGAGATCATTTTACGGAGCAGGGAGTTTTGCAACTTATCTGAAATCGTTGTCAGACGAGAAGACACTCGCGAATCTCTCAAAGAGAAAGTACGATCTGCGACAATCCTTGGCACATTTCAATCAACCCTCACCGAGTTTAAATACCTCTCAAAAGAGTGGAAAAGAAACTGTGATGAAGAGCGATTATTGGGAGTGTCCCTCACCGGAATCATGGATAATCCAATCACTAATGGAACACGAAATGGATTGAAAGAGTTATTAGAAGAACTGAGAGATGTTGCATACGAAACTAATAAGGAATGGTCAGATAAACTTGGTATTCCTACTTCAGCTGCAATTACTTGTGTTAAACCTTCTGGTACAGTCAGTCAGTTAGTTGATAGTGCATCTGGTATTCATGCAAGACACAGCCCATTCTATATTAGAACAGTAAGAGCAGACACTAAAGACCCTCTCTGTAAACTCATGCAAGATATGGGATTTCCAAATGAAGCAGATGTGACAAAACCAGATCATACTACAGTATTTTCTTTTCCAATGAAAACTCCAAAAGGAGCAATTTGTCGTATGGACATGACTGCATTGGAACAGTTAGAACTTTGGAAAACATATGCCACCAGTTGGTGTGAACATAAACCATCTGTTACAATTTCCGTAAAGGAAGATGAGTGGGTTGAAGTAGCATCGTGGGTATATAAGAATTTTGATTCTATTAGTGGTATATCATTTCTTCCATTCAGTGAGCATGTATATCGTCAGGCACCATATCAAGATTGTACAGAGGGAGAGTATAAAGAAGCCTTAAAGACTATGCCCAAAAATGTGGATTGGGCAGAGCTATCAAAATACGAATCACAAGACTACACCATAGCAAGTCAAGAGTTGGCATGTACGGCAGGAGGTTGTGAAATAATTTAGGACACCAGATGAAACATTCATTAATCATCATATTTACAATATTATTCGCAGGATGTACAATAAACCTGGCACCATCGCAGGAACAAGTGGAGAAGAAAGTTCCTGCTCAAATAGAGATGAAACAGGCTCAACAGAGTAAACACGCTCCATGGCCTCAAGAGGGTAAAGAGTATTGGTACGCCCGATACTTTTTCACAATGGCCAGTAATCCTGACATACAACGGATGCTAAAACCAGAGGATGTGTTTGCAATAGTCAAGTGTACTATGAAAATATATGAAGAAGATAATTCGTGGGAATGGTTTCTCTCTAACATGGCAGAGATAAAAATACTCACACCGAAAACTAATCAGTATGTATACCAAACCACGAAGTTTTGTGCAGCTAAACAAAAGGCTAAGAATTCACCCCTACAAGGTGTTAGAGATACTATTTAATATAACTTAAATAAAGGAAAACTGATGTCAATAAAAATCAAGACACACGAAGATGACTATATACTTTATGAGGTACTATGCGACTACTGCGATGAAGAGTACATAATAAAGTGTATACTAAAAGAAGATGGAAAAAAACCATCACTTGAAGCTTGTTCTTTCTGTAGTAATCCAATTGAAGAACCTACAGAAAGTGAACATGATGACGAGAATAGCTGGGATTGATTATTCACTAACATCGCCCGCAATATGTGTATGGAAAGATACAAATGATACTAGACAGTTTAACTTTAATATGTGTGATGTATATTATCTGGAAACTGCACAACGACTCAAACGAGCCACCCCACATGAGATTTTAAATTTACACGCAGACATTTATCCAGAATGGGAAACGGAGGAACAACGCCATGACTTACTATCGGACTGGGCTATGGGTATAATACGAGGATGCCAAGTATACATAGAAGGATATGCATTTGCTACTTCAGGTAAATCTCATGTTCGTTCTGTTGCCGAAAACTCTGGATTACTTAAACATAAGATGTATAAAGCACACCAGACTGTTACATCTGTACCCCCCACAGTCATTAAAAAATATGCTACAGATAAGGGTAATGCAAATAAAGAATTGATGTGTGATTCATTTTATAACGAATCTAATACCCCCGCAGACCTACAGAAGACCCTTAGACCGAAATCAAGTAAACTAACGAATCCTACAACTGATATTGTAGACGCCTATTGGATATGTAAATATGGTTGGAAGGAACTATTTGGACAACTTCCATCAACTCTTTGAAATCATGAATCAAAATATTATAAGAAAAAGACAAAAAAGAGAATGGTATCATAGAAATAAAGAAGCAGTCCTTGAACAACAAAAGAGTAGTGAAAAGAAAAAGAAAAGTCAGAAGGAATGGTATAAGAACAATAAAGAAAAATGTATAACTAGAGCCAAACAATGGAATGAAGATAACCCTTCAGCAAGGAAGCTAATAATGGAAAGACATAAAACCAAGAATAACCCAAAAGGAGTATGGTCAAATGGAAGTTGAACTTGATAATGAGGTAAGGAAAATGAGAATCATCAACTATCTAGATTATATGGATGATAAGGCGTTACAAGAAATAACTGTAGCTTTATATAATTTGTCTAAACGAAGACAAGAGATTAGTAACAAAAAACGATTGGAGTCGGTGGATGAGTCAGGAAAATAAATATGAGAAGACACCAAAGAGTCTGTATCCAAAGGTTAGGCAGCAGGTGGTAGATAGAATAGCAATATTTGAAAAGGTGTTAGTAGATCATGAAGTCGCACAAAAGAAAGCTCTAAAGATGGTGTATGAACATCTGGAAGAAGCAAAGAACGATTTAAAATATCTAGATGAAGTTAATTGAGGATGGAACATAAAAAAATAATATACGTTGATATTGACGGAACGATATGTGACACTCCATTTAATGTAAATGATACATATGATATTGACAAATCAACACATTATAGTCAAGCTGTACCTCACTATTCTAGAATAGATGTTATTAATGACCTGTATGATAAGGGACATAACATCACATATTGGACTGCAAGAGGGAGTGTGTCGGGAATTGATTTTACAGAACTTACTCGTAGTCAATTAGAAGAATGGGGATGCAAATATCACCAGTTGGTGGTGGGAACAAAACCACATTTTGATATGTATATTTGTGACAAATCGTTCAATAGCGAATCCTTTTTCCATTATAAGGAGAGGAAATTGCCGTAACACAAACTTGCACGGAGGTAGTCGTACATGGTAGAAATCATAATAAAGAAATGGACGGTTGCATCAGTTCAAGTTGTCTATTATATACCAGATTATTTGAGTATAGTAAATGAATTTGTTTGGCAAACGAAAGATCAACTACCAGACTATCCAAGAATAGGAAAGTTTTTAGATTATTGGGATAAGAACATTGAAGGCCCAATCAAAGAAGCTTACATCTATGATCACGG